GAGTAATTAGGTACCTCAGTATCAGCAGTGCTTATGTATCCACCTTTTGTTAAACCATAATATAAAGTTATTGGTGTGGAATCGGAGAACTGAACACTCAATGTAGCTCCTTCTGGATCTGTGTTGTTTGTTCCAATACCTATGGTTCCTGCAGTTCCTACATTAAAAGAACTACTATCTTGTGAACTTAAATACTCATTTGTTAGATTTTTATCATAGAATAATTTAAAGTCAAAATCTGCAAGTGTAGTGCTGGAGAGACCGAATGTTAGTTTTGAGTTCTTAACAACATCGATGCGAGGGTTTATCGGAGCAATGGTTTGTGTACCACCAGTATTAGCAGTGACTGGTGCTACAATTATTGGATTTGCATTTAAATCCTCAATTGTTTCTGTTAGTTGGAATTTACTACTACTTACTTTATTGACATAATATTTACCTGTACTTAAACCTGTTGCAGAACCATCATAGAAAATTTTATCACCTGTTTTAAATCCGTGGTCAGTGATATTAAATTGATTATCACTTATAATATCAGATGCTGTAAATGTTATTGGATTAATAATTAATATATCGAATTCAGAATTATAATCAACTGCAACTGGTATTGTGCTTCCAGAACCAACCACTAGATTTGGAACCACATTCATTTTTACAACATCACCCTCTATCAAATTATGTTTTGTTGTATTCGCAGCCGAGACGTTTGTAGATACTGTTGTAACAACTTTATCAATATCACCTGTGATTTGTTCTTTCTGTGTCTCTATAAAATATAATGAAGAATTAATACCAGCATTTGAACCTTTACTATAGAAGAATAATCCCTCACTTGTACTACCAATTCCAACTTTTGTAGTTACTAAACCGATGTTATCAATACCTTTATTAATTACAAAAACTTCGGTTGAGTTAGTACCCAAGAATGGTAGTTTAAATTCTGTTACTAGAGGAGTCGTACCAACATCAAAACGATTTGCTCCGTTTCTTTTATTAATTGTTACTTTTTGTCCATTTTCAAATGGGTGATTTGGAATCCGAATTGTTCTTGTGGGAATAGAAACATCATTTGCCTGACCACCTATAAATTCATGTACCTTGATTGCACCACCTTCAGTTGTACCAACACCAACTGACTGAGGTCCATTAAAATAGATAATATCATTTAATTCAGAATTAAACTTTGTTGTTTTAACTGGAATACTAATTTGATTATTAAGAACATCTACATTAGATCCAGAAGTATGTGCTATACCTATATGTCTTTGTATTCTTACTATATTATTTGCAGGAAATATATTTAAAACTCTAACAACCTCTGGAGTACCTGCATTACCAGATCCAATGCGAATAGAACCACCGACTGATACAGTATTAGGAATACTAGTAAGGAGAATATCTTGAACTAAACCATTGGCACTACCAGTTGACATATCTGCAGCTAAACTGGTAGTGAATGTTCTTACTCCAACATTGAATGAATTTGTTAAATTTTTAACATTTGTGCTTAAACCAGATATTGAAACTGCATCTTGATCATTGATTTCAATAAATGGATAATAATTTGCTACAACCTCATTCTCACCTTTCCATTCAAAAATTGCATCATTAAAAGGTGTGACAACTGTATCAATACGTGATATACCAATACCAACTATCTCACTTACCTGTGCCTTAAATCCTGAACCATTCGTGCTTTCATCATCAAACTCAGTCAAATCTCCTATTTTATAATCCTGTCCACTATTCAAAATTTGAATACTATCTACATCTCCCTTTGTGACAGCTTCGATTACTGATAATTGTCTTATTTTTTCATAAGACTCGATTAAAAAATCATTTCCTGCAAAAGGTTCGTCTACATTATATGGTAAAGTATTTCTTCTAAGTCCTGAACTATTGAATTCAAAATTTTGATTTAATAATTGATTTTCAGTAATAAATGGTGAACGATAAGTATTACCAATGAAGTAAGGATAAACTCCCTCTAACTTGTTAGAGTTTGAACCTAATTTGACCGTTGCAAAATATGCGTAAATTCCATTAGGAAATTCAGGTGTTTTACAAAATCTTCCATTGTGAATATCAAGATCTCCTGAACCATCAAAAATATTATCTTCAACAAAGAATCCTGCTGCATATCCTGAAGGTCTATTTACGACATTTGTAGTATTAGTTTTATATGATGATTGAATTATTTTTAATTCAGAGTTTATATCATCTGCCTTAGAGTATCCAAAAGGTCCATAAATTGGATTACCGTCATATGCCCAACCAATAATTGGAGAATGACCTATTATTTGATTGAACTCTCCGTTTGAATTTACAGTGAAAGTATTTTCAAAATTAGCAGCAGTATCCTGAGAATATCCTAATATACCAAAATGTAATTTTCCGTCTTTTGTTGAGAGATAAGAGTCTCCAAATCTACTTTGATTATTTAATGTTAAACTTCTAACTCTTGCAGTAAACTGTCCATTCTGACCTCTTGGAAATGCCCTTACCTCAGTTGAGACAGAACTGTAACCAATACCAGGATTAGTTACTATCGCATCAATCACAAACCCATCTTTAATTACTGGACGAACAACTGCACCAGCTCCAGAACCTGTTGATATAACTCTAATTTCAGGACTTGAATTATATTCCCTTCCTCTGTTCACAACAGCAACATCAGTGATTCTACCACCAACAATTATTGGTTTGAATTCAGCAAATCTACCGTTTTGAATTGATACTTTTGGAATAACTTGTTTATCTAATGTAACTGAACCATAATTTGTTCCTTCTTCATATAGATATGCTCCAACAAGTTCTCCAGTTACAACAGGTGTTGCTACAATTTCACCTGTTATAGTTGAACCATATGAAACATTGATATTGACTTTTATGTCTGGATATTTAAATATTTGAAATCCTTGACCTTGATTTTCAAAATTAGCGTATATTCCTCTGTTAAAATTAACGTTAGAAGTCGCACCAATTCCAGCATCCGCTAATTGGAAAGTGTCATCTGTTAATTTATTAATATAATAAGATGATGTTGTTGACATTCCTTGTATTGGAGATGTCTCTGCTGAATACTCAATAATCTCTCCATGTTGAAAACCGTGATTTTTAAATGTAACCACATTTAATGATGTAGAGATACCTGTAGGTTTTACTCTTAATTTACGATGGGTATATCCTGTACCCTCTTCTAAAACCTTAATTGCAACAAGAGTATTCTTCCTATCAGTCGTAAACCTATGAATACCACTTGCAGCAGTATCTGTGGATAATCCAACGGTGTTTATACCAGCATTTCCAAATGTAGCGTCTGTTGGTGTGTTAAACAATCTAACTGTGGTTGGGTTGACGACCCTTACATAGTAAGGAGCACCATCTGATAAAGTATCATTGATATTATTTTCAACATCAAAAGCTGTTCCTATGCCAATCGGAGTATTATTATTTGCATTGTAGTAAACTAATTGACCATCTTGTAAACTGTGTTCTGTTTTAAATGTTATAGTTTCATTTATGATATCAACACCACCATTAAAGAATACATCTCTACTATCAAAGTCTAATACCCTACTTCTTTGACCTAGTATTGGTTGTAAAACACATCCACTACCATTACCACCAGTAAGAGATATATTTTGAACTTGATCAATATCAAATTCTTGAGGGTCTACAAATACTTCTTTTACTGTACCCTTGAGTATTGGCTCAGCAGCAGCACCAACCCCACTACTTGTTTCTATACCTATGACTGGTGGTTTTAAAATATCATATCCAAATCCACCATTCAACAAGTCAACAGACTCAAGTGAACCATAATAAATTTGATTATCTGAAATTGGTGAACGTATATTAACACCGTTAATAAGTATTCCAATATCATTTGTAGGAACATCCTGTTGTGAAGGAACAAACAAGTTTTGAGATAGAGGTATTTTCTTTAGAACATTATCTGCCTCAAGAACTCTACTTGCATGTCTTTGTAAAACAAAACTATGAGTATCTGTTGTAGATGTGGTAGGACCTATTTGGACTGTGCTTGCGGTTCCAATTTGTGCATTTGAGTTATATAATCTTATTTTTGATACGTTTTGATTTGGACCTGGTATGACAGGATCAACATAATATGTTCTACCAGTATCCAAACCAATTAAACTTTCACCATTTGGTTGATATACAACTGGATCACCTTGAATGAATTTTATATCTTCACCAGGTGGAGGTGTAAATTGTATAAAACTATATCTTTCATTTAATGAATTAAATCCATCTAAACCAGCAGCAGTGCCTCCTACTAGAACTTCTTCTACTATATTAGTTTTGATATCATAACTTGGTAAAGAACTTGATGCAACGTAACCATCTGTATTTCCATCAACATAAACAGATAGTGTATCTGCGATGAATGTGTCATTTCCTTGAGCAAGAGTTACACCTGAACTCGTAACTTTTTCAACTAATCTACGAATATCATATTGTTGGAATTGAACTGGATTAAATCCAGCAATATTAGTCGCATTTATCTGATTAAGTGTAACATCTATACTTCCAACTACACCACCACCAACAACAGTTTGTTCATTTCTCTCTAATATTTCAAATCTATCTCCTACTTTTAAAGAAGACTTATCAATTTTTGTTCTTAATTTAAAGGTAGATCCTGAAATTTCAACTTGAAATCTTGAAGATGTATTATAAATCCAAGAATTTGCAAAAATTTGTTTGTAAGTATTTCCATCATTTTCAATTTTTTCTCCAATATTTTTAACAAATAAGTTTTCTTGTTCATTTACCAAACTTATATCTGTTATTGGCACTAATTCAGATAAAACACCAGTAATTCTTAGATCAACTCTTTTCGATAAATCACCATTTTCATATCCAAATATAGTTTCATTTGAACGTAAATCAGCAGCAGTAGCAATACCAACACCAACTCCCGTGCATCCAAAAAACTGATTGATAGTTTTAGATGTGTAATTAATATTTGTATTAGAACCTGCAATGATAGTTCCTGTTGTTCCGAATCCTACTGTTGAATCAACATCTATAATCGTTGCTCCAGCTGGTGCTCCTCCTACAACTTTTGTCTTACCTGGTATTGTAAATGTGCCTTCAATTAAGTCACGGTCACTAAAACCAACAAATAATGCAAGTTTATAATAATTTCTATCCTCTCTCTTTATTATCTCTACCTCTGACACTGACGCATTAGTTTGTAAATCAGTTGATTTAAATATTGTTTGTCCAGTTAAGTTTTGAGGTTCTCCAAATGGTGTAATCAAGTCAGCTACAATAACCTCACGACGTATAAATTCAGCGTCAGATGGTTTAATTAAATTACCCTCTAAGTCAAGTATTTTTGATTCAACACCATAAAGGACTTTAAATAAAATTCTTATTGATTCTTCAACACCTTTTGATTGATAAAAAGAACGAGCAAATTTTACAAAGTTTCCGACATCTAATTTTTCTGAAAAATCGTTATTTTCTAAACCAGGTAAAAATGTTTTTTTAAGTTTTTTAAAAAATTCTTGTATGAATAATACTGATAAATTTTGAATTGATGCACCAACATCATGTGAGTTAGCGTTTGTTTCTTCAAATTTTAAACTTTCACGATTAATTTCAAGTAGTGAAGATGATATTCCAACGTTATAACCAGTAATACCACTAAATCCACGAATACAACCAGTGAAGGAAGTTGAAGTGATACCAGTATAAGAAATTATTTCATCATTAATTTTAAGTAATCCATATTCAGCAGGAAATCCTTTTGTGCTTGGAACATTTATAGTAGTATCTGTTGTAGATATACCTGCAGTAGTCGTGGTAACACCAACAATAAGTTCTGGAACTAAATTATCTGATTTTAAATACTGATCAAAATTTGAGATTAGATCAGTAGGACCACCTTGAAACTCTTGGGAAATGTAATATTGCTTTAAAAATTCAACAGCGTTTGGAAAATCATCCAAAACAAAATCAGGTAACTGATTTTCAATAATCGTATTGACTTGTATTCTTTTGTCAATGTGTGACATAAATTATTTCCTCTCTAAATCTCCATTAGAGTAACTTGATGTATAGTAATCTCTTGTAAATACAACTCCTGAAACATCTTCACCTGAAGCAATTACATCCTTGACTGTATTTATTGTACTATTCGATACATCAAAATTAAGATACAAATCTTTTAATCCAACTACATCATTTGATTCAGGGAATGCTTGAATCTCGATTATGCTATTATCACTGACTGTTGATGTAAAATTAATAGTGTTTAATATGACTTCACCTTTTTTATAGTCAACAATACCAGCATCCTTTATTAAAACTACTTGTTGACCTTGATTATTCTTAGCAACGACTGAAAGAGTACCCTTCATACTACCATCTAAGTTACCTGAAATGTTTTTATTTGGAACATCAGTAATATATGCAACTTGTGAAAATCCATTTATTGTAAATCCTGTGCTCTTTATATTAAAACCTGCTGGATTAATATAGAAACGATTACCGAAACATAATTCATATTGAGCAAACTGATTTAAAAGTGCCTTTAAATCTCTTCTTACGATGACCTTTGTTATGTTGGAAGTAATACCATTGTCAACACGATCAATTAGTGTATTTAATTTACTATATTTAAATCTTCCACCAAACTTATTAATCTCTACATTATTTGAATATTCATTTAATGCACTAACAATTTCAGTTTTAAGAGAATCTGATGATGCTACTTGTGCTGTATTATAATATACATTACTTTCAATTTCCACATATAGTATTTTCAAGTCAACTATTTCGGAATTGATACCAGCGATAGCGTAATTCTTCAATCTGTTTTTGATTTGAGATTTATCAAAATCAGATACAAATGTTCCATTTTTTGGTTTGATACTAATTTGAACTTTACCAAACTGTGGTGGATCTAATTCTTCTCCACCAACTACAGCAACAGACTCTGTGGCAGGGAAAATTGTTTGAATTATTGCCTCATAATCTCTTGGTGTAACTGCTCTATATTGTGCTGAGTAGA